ACGAAACGTGCATCGTTTTCCAGTCGCCCTTGAGCTGGTGGTGCGTTCTAAAAAACAGTCCAGTGTTTCGCGTCGGGTTGCCGATCAGGATCGTCGTCGCGCTGTGACCGGACATAGAGCCGGCGGCGCTCTCAAACACCGCCTCTGGAATAGCGCTCGCCTCGTCGCAGATGAGCAGGACATGCTCGCTATGGACGCCGGCGAGAGCTTCTGGCCTCTCAGCGGAACTTGTTCTCGCCGTGATGAACGAGCTTTCCGGCGCGCCCTTTTGCACGATGCGATCGGAGAACACGTCGAGGCTTTCGCGCAACGGCTCCGGCAGCTTATTCACCCAGTGCTTAACCTCGGCGAACAGCGCGTCATACAGCTGGCCCGCAGTCGGCGCCGTGCAGACGCTCTTTTGCGGGAGCCTGGTGATCATGTGCCAGATCAATAACCATGCGCAGGCGGTGGATTTCCCAACGCCGTGGCCGGCTCTCACCGAGATCCGACGCTCGCCCTTGGCGACATGCATCAGGAACTGTTCTTGCCAGGGCATAGGCTCGGCGCCCAGGACGTTCCTGACAAATTTGACCGGCTCGTCGCGATACGCGGAGATGAATATTTCCAGCGCGGCGGCGAGATCAGTCATTCCTTGACCTGTGATCCTTTTGTATCATACAATGTGCGGTCAGGAGAGAGACGATGGATAAACTAGAGATGCACAAGGCCATTATGGACAAGGTCTGGAACCTTTACGCCCAGACCTCGGCAGAGGCCGATTGGATCGCTATGCCGACGCATATCGAGAAGATCCACGACGAGATCAACGAACTCGTTCTTGAGGCTCTGGGCCTCACATCGTCGGAGCAGTAGCCTGGTCGTCGCCGCCATACATGGCGCCCGTGCCTAGAAGGCCGGCCAATCCATAAACAGGCATTTTGCGCGTTACGATGCCCTGCATAATCCGATCGGGATTCATGCCCGTCACGCGGCGCGTTCTTTCGATCGCCTCGTTGATGACCTGGATCATCGGCTTGCCTTCGACCCCCTTGACGCCAAACCAGCCAAGTTCCTGGCCGTTGATCGGATCAATGCCCATCTTGCTGGAAACGTCATGCACAGCCTGCTCGGCGGGCGAATACCACTGAGGCAGACCTTTACCACCCTCGCTTTTCGGGTGGATCAGTTCAGTCATCTGCTCGTCGATCGTGGCGCGGTTTTTATGGCCCATGAAATTGCTGGCGAAATTAAATCTCTTCGGGTTCGCCGCAGCCGTGATGCCCTGATCCTGGTTTATCATCTTGTCATACTGCGACAGGTTGCCCGTCGCGTAGCGACCGCCGATCGGCGCATGCAGCTCATGCGCGGCGCCAGGAAGAGGCTGTCCGGCCTCTCGCAGGAAATTCCCGTAATGCGCCATCAGGTAGTTCGACGTCGGATCCATGCCGCCCGTCGTCGCCGCCATGCCCTGCGCGAAATCTTTCTTAAACGCAGCGCGACCAGCCTCGGCGCCGAGACGGTCAACGTATTCCTTCTCCATCTGGCCCATCGCATACCAGTGCCAGGCATTCGGATCGCCTTGAGCAGCCTGGATGGCGGCCTCTAACCGACCCCGAGAAGCATCGTTGTTATACAGCGCCGAGAACTTATCCATCGTCTCCTGTTTTTTAGGAGCCGCGTCAGTCAGCGTATTGCCAACCAGAGGATAATTGTTCGCGTCAACGTAGAAGCGGTCGGTTACGTTGAAATAAGGGTCATACCGGCCAGCGTTGATGTCTTTCTGCGCCGCAGCGCGAGCCTTCATCACAGCCGCAGCTTCAGGCGACTGCACCTTGCCTATGTATTCCTTGCCGGTCTTCGCATCGACCATCGCCTCGCCAGGCAACCGATCAGGATACTGGACAGCCATCTTGGCCTGGTCGAACCCGGCAGCTGGAGCCTTTCCAGCCACCTTCGCCGGCGCCTTAACCTTCAGCGCGCCCGTCGTCGGCATACCGCCGAACATCGTCTCAAACGCGCCCAGGACATCCCCGCCCTGGTATTGCTTCACAGCGTCGCCAGCAGCCTTGTAAGGATCCGGGAGGAGCTGGTCGAGCAATCCATATGTGCGCGCAGGGAAATCATTCGCCTGGACATATTGCGGCTGTTGCGGGTCTTCCTGGTCATCCAGGAGGCCTCTGACAAAGCGCGATGCGTCCATAGAGCAGATCTCGACTATCTAACGGAACCCAAACGCTGCGAGTACAGGTTCAGGCTTCAGATTTTTTGGATGAAATGCCGGGAAAACGGGTATTTTCGTCCAAATTTTTTGTATTTTTTCTGAGAGATTTTGTGGATACGACAAGAGGGGGTGCTGTGTCAGGCCCGGGGCCGATGGTGGTCAGCCCCCAGGGGGGTCTCGACGGCCCGCGGTCGCTCCTGGTGCGCCGATCTCCCACATATCTCCACACATACACACATCAACCATGCAGCAACGCATTGATCTGCATGCATGTTCATCCATACGCAATACAGGTTAGGATGCTGTGCTACGTTGGCGTGATGTCTTTGTAGTCTGTCTCTATCTGCTTGGCCTGCCCTGCAAGCCTCATAAGAGCCTCTGCATGCGCCGTTGCTACGTTGATGGTGGTATTCACCTCAACGCGCTGCATATCGCCCCAGACCTTCGGAGCGGTCTTGGATGCATGCCACTTGCGCGCATCTACCTGGAGCCGCGCCTTGTTGGCGTCCTCACAGCTGTCGGCGATCGTCAGGATCTCGTCGGCGTAGATCGTCGCCTGGATTTCACGAGCGCGTGCGTATCTTTGTCGGAAGAGTTCGTTCTCTTCCAGCCATCTGAAGATCGTGCTGGGACTTGGTAATCCCTCGTCTCTCAGCACCGACCAGGTGAATGGCTTGCCCTGCGTAATGTGTTCGCAGATCCGCATAGCCATCTCTTCGGTGTATGCTGATGGTCTGCCTATCTTCTTCTCTACTGTCTGGTGAGCAATCTGTTCAGGCGCCGCAGAATTTTTGCTGGCTCTCTGTCCAGGCTTTCCGGGGCTTTGCGCCTGCTTCGCCGCCGGCGTTCCAGCCTGGCGCGTGTTCAGCAGTCGCTCTGTCCGGCTCAGCTTCTTTGCTGGTTCGGGAGTAGCCACTAGACTGCCCTCATGCGTTGTTGCCGTTCTGTCTGGTTGGTTGCGGCCCCATCTGCCGAGGTCAGACGCCCGGAGAGAGGCGTGCAAACGAGGCCGCAGTATTGGGGTCAGATGGATGCTTGATTGCGTCTGCCGAGCATCTGGATGCTGCTACTTATGTGGCAGGACATTGATGCATGCGCGCAAAGAAAAAGGCCGATGGGATGATCCACCGGCCACGCAAATCTGGGTAACGCTTACGGCGCTAGTGCGCCGTCTCTCATAATCTCTCATTTAGCCCGGTCGCCGTCAATTACGCGAGCGCGGCCCGCTGTTAATAACCGAGCCAACGTAATTGCCCTGGCCGTCGTAGACCAGCGTGTTCTGCCCAGCCGGAGCCGTCGAGCCGATGTAGTCGCCGTTGCGACCGTAGATGAAATTGTTCTGCCCCGCCGGCTGCATGTTGCCGAGGTAATCTCCATCGGCGCCGTAAAACTGCGCGGTTTGCGCCGCCGCAGGCGTTGACACGAATGCCAGTAAAATGATGATCTTGCGCATATTATCCCCCGATCTACTCACCATAACCTTGATACATTTCTCTCACTGGTATAACACAGCCTGATGATAACACCAGCCCAAATCAGAGCCGCCAGGCATCTCCTCGTTATGAAGCAGGACGAGCTAGCCGAGCTTGCCGGCATATCCATCGCCACGCTTAAGCGCGCCGAGAGCGAGCGAGAGGTGCCGATCTCTGACGACACCATCCAGCTTATCAAACAGACGCTAGAGGCTAACGGGATCGTGTTTCTCGGCATGACCGGCCTGAGACGACTGCAATAGTCGGCGCCGGTGGATCTCGCGGCTTATATACCAGCGAGCCTTTTCCAGATCCTCGAGCGCGTCACCCTTCAGATCCGCGCGCCAGATGTATTTGACCGCGTTGCCCAGGCAGAACCCCATGTGTTCCGTGATCTGGATGCACTCAACCGTCGATGGATGGCCGGTGTAGTGCGGCGGGTTATTGACCATGTCTCTT